GCTAAAGAAATAGCAAAGATGATTCTTGCTGGCGACATTCCTCTGAACGATACAAAGACAAGTGCTATCCGCTCAATGCTTCAGGAAATGGGGCTGCAAGAAACAGAATTGAACATGCAGGCTGCTTTAGTAGCCGGTCAAACACTTTCCGGCATGAGGGGCAACCATCAAGCGGCACAGTTGGTTTTATCATTGGTTGGGGAAGACCCATTGACACAAATTAAAGAGCGAGAAATGGAAATAAGGGAAGCGGAATACGCAGCGACAAATGGCGAAACCGATAACAATGTAGAATCCTATCAAGGATTACCGGCTAGGGCTTTAGGTCGGGAGTATTTTGATATCGACCGCGATATTGAAAGCCGCAGATACAGGAGATACGACAACAAAGGTGGCCGAGGGTCGCTTAAGTCATCATACTTTGGCCTGAAGATAGTGGACCAGATTATGCGACACCCGCATCTATGCGCTATGTGCGTTAGGCAGCTTGTCGACGATCTAAGAGATAGTGTCTATGCTCAAATAGTATGGGCGATTGATGAGTTAGGGCTTACAGACCAGTTTAAATGCACGAAAAGCCCGATGCAAATAACTCGGAAGACTACCGGTCAAATTATTTATTTCAGAGGCGCCGACAACCCAAGCAAGATAAAATCGATAAAGCCTCCAAAAGGTATGCACATCGGGTTACTCTGGTTTGAAGAGTTTGACCAGATTAATGGGCTTGCTGCATATCGTAACATATTGCAGTCAGCATTTAGAGGCGGAGACGACGGAGTTGTTTTTTGTTCATACAATACACCGATAAGCAATAAGCATTGGGTTAATAAGGACGCTCTTGAAACTGACCCAACAAGGGTTATATACCACACTAGCTATAAAAATGCACCTAAAGAGTGGCTCGGTCAAGCGTTCCTTGATTTAGCAGAGCACACAAAATCTACAAATGAGAGAGCTTACAAACATGAATACGGCGGAGAAGCCACCGGTACCGGCTCTAACGTGTTTGAGAATGTGACTATTCGCAAGATAACCGATAAGGAAATAGCACAATTCGATAACATTTATTTAGGAATTGACTGGGGCTATTTCCCAGACCCGGCTGTGTTTAATGCATACTACTATCACTCTGCGAGCCAAAAGCTGTACGTCTTTGATGAGGTAACAGCTTTAAAAGCGAGCAATGAAAAGTTTGCTGGGCTGATAGTTGAAAAATGGAAAGACACACGCATTATTGCAGATTCCGCTGAACCAAAGTCGATAACAGACTTTAAGGACTTAGGATTCTGGATTGCTGGTGCTAAAAAGGGCAAAGGTAGTGTTGACAGCGGTATGAGATGGCTCTCGACTCGAGTTGAAATTATTATTGACTCTGCTAGATGTCCAAACGCTGCGAATGAGTTCTCGAGCTATGAGTACGCCCAAGACAAAGACGGAAACGTAATATCGGGATATATAGATAAAGACAACCACTCAATTGATAATGCTAGATATGCCTTTGAGGAAATCTGGCGCAAAGAAAGATGGGAGAAATAATGGCACTTTTCACTTTACAAAAATTGAATAGCGCAAAAGAGGCAGGAGCGCTTGAGGATTTTATTGAAAAAGCGATAACTGGGCATGACGTAATTAGTCTTAACAACAACGAGTTGCTTTTTAAAAGTGAAAATCCCGAGTTAACAAGCCTTAAAATCCAAGTGCATATTGAAGGTGAAAGCCCTATTGATTTGACGCCAAAGCGAAAGAAGTATTCGGGCTTTGCTAAAATCATCGTCAATCATGGAGTTTCTAGACTGTGGGATAATCCTGTACAGTTGGATGACAATTTTGACAAAAAAGTCCTAGGAGAATACTTTGACGAGGATGTAAAAGAGTATGCACGTTGGGCGGCAATTCATGGAGTTAGCTGGGTTTATTATAACAATGGCAACCCCTTAATGTTTAAAGCGACCGAGTTTATACCTTTACTAGATGAGTGGGACAGTAGTATTCAGGCTGGTATAAGGTTTTGGCAATTGGGTACTGGCGATTCTGATGCGCCAATGTTTATACAGCTATATGAAATGGACGGCATAACCATGTGGAAAAAGATGGGTGATGAGATGGTGCCCATTGACGCTGATAGAAACCCCGTAAGCGCGCCTGTGCAAATGCCATATAGTCAAGACGTGGTAACCTTCCCAGCTGGTGCACAGTTTACTCAGGCGAGTCCACGTAAGGCCGATATTTTCCCGATAGTACCATATTATTTTAACCCACAAAGAGCTAGTGAGTTTTCAAGAGATGTCAAAGAAGCCATAACTTACTACGAGATAAAAGACACAGTTTACAGCGATACGTCAATCCGTGAACCGAATGTCAGATACACAATAAGCGGCTATGGTGGCGATGCGAAGGCAATGCGCCAAATGGTTGAAAAAAGCCAAAAGCTTGGATTTATTGCAGACCGACGACTTGAGGGAGACGCACGGGTTGATGTACAAGCATTTGAACCGCCGTACTTATCACATCGTGAAGCTCTTGAGCAGGCAGAAACGGCTATATTTATGTGGGCTCAGTTTACTAACCCTAAAGTGTTGATGACTGGCGGCGTTACTGCTAAGGCTATTGCACTAGCTTTACAACGTGAGGATGCCAAAATGGTAGGTGTCGAGGGTTGCGCGAGGCGGTTTATGCGAGGCTTCCTGACTGTTGCTGGGGCAAAGAGCTCACGAATAACTTTCAAGCACAAAAGGCCGTCAGATGATTTACAAGTGGCGCAAATGTTAACGATGATACCTAATTTGCCAGATGAGTGGCATGTCAAGCTTAATCCCGCCATACCGCAAGAAATGCAGGGGGATATCATAACGGACATGGAAGCTCAGGCATTAGGCCAATCCAAAGCCGATATTACAGCCTTTGAGGTGAAGCTAAAGGAAGTAGAGCTTAAACTCAAGATGAAAGAGTTGCTGGAGGCTCAGGGGGGTGATGGTGAAGATGAATAAAATTATCACAGGCTTTACTATTGAGACCCAATATGGGTAGGCGAACTAATAGACGCCTACAGAATATATACACCGCAGCTTTAGCCAACATATTATTGCGTGAACGCCGAGCAATACAGCAACTTGCAAACTTTACACCAGACCCTGATATGCTAATGGCCGAAAGAGAGTCATTGGCAAGGGCCTACATACAAGAGCTGAACAGTGTTACAGGTGTATTGGACAATATAGCTATTGGTCTTTCGGGTGCAGGTTTAACCGCGGGTCAGTCAATACAGCGCGAATCCCGCAATATTTTTGCAGGCAATTACAGAAGTCAGTCGAGGATATTAAAGTCGCAAGCACGAGAGGCAGGCATAAGGGCTCGGTGGTTCTCACCTACGCAAGTCACAATAGATACTGCCTTTAGAGGAAGTCTGAGCCCTCGATTTATAAGCACTGCTCTAAATCAGATGGCTTTAGACCGAGCTCGATCAGAATTTTATTTTAATCAGGCTGTGAGCAGGCTCTCTGATAGTACGTCTATAGCTCAACGCCTACTGAATGAAATCTCACGTAGCATAGCAAGAGGTGAAGGTGTTGAGCAGATTACCCGACGAATTCAGAGTATTGCACAATCTTGTCATTACCGGGCCATAAGGATTGCACAGACCCAAAGCCTACGTTGTGCAAATCAAGGAAGATATGCGGCAGCGCTGCAATACGCAGAAGAATACGGGCTAGACTTGGAAAAAACTTGGCATCATGCACCTGTGGCAAATGTGCCGAGGGAGAATCATGCAGAAATCAATGGCGAGACTGTTGATTTGACAGAGGCCTTTTCTATTGGACTTATGTACCCACTAGACCCTAAAGCGCCGCCGGAAGAGACTATATTTTGTAGCTGCGGTGTGTCGTTTAGGATTAAAAAGCGAGGTGGTAGTAATATCGGTTAATTTCAAATCAAGTAAAAACAAAGTGCAAGGTCAATTTGACCGAAATATTGCGAAAGCTTTAGCCGCCTTAGGTTTGGAACAGAATGCAAACGCTATGGCCGAGATGGATAGCTTAATCTACAACGCGCCGACATCTGCAAGCGGCTATAGGCGAACCGGTCTCTTGCGGTCGAGTATGGACAGTGTGGTAAATGTTGATGCTAAAGAGGTTGTCGTTGGAAGTAAAGCTGAGTACGGAATTTTCGTCACTATGGGCACCCGCCACATGGCCACAAAGCCATTTATGCAGAACAGTCTAAATAATTATCAAGATGGCTACAAGCGAATAGTAGAAGAAATATTAGGAGAAGGTTTTTAAGCATTTGTCGGTTGGCAAGTGCTTTTTTATTGCCCGGCATGGCGTAAAACTGCAATCACAGCGGCGAAACCGCGTAAAAAATCGTAGTGATATGGAGGATATGAAATGACAAGAAAATTTCTACAGGGGCTAGGCTTAGAGACAGAGGTTATTGACAAAATCGTGCAGATACACGGCGAAGGTATCGAGCGAGAAAAGGGCGTTGCCGAATCACTCAGGGGTGATATCACAAAGCTTGAGGGCAACTTAAAAACAGCTCGAGCCGACCTTGCTAAAGCCAAGCAGCCACTAGAAGGCGCCATCGATTGGGAGAAAAAATACAATGACGAGGTCGTTGCACATACTACGACAAAAGAAGGTCTTGAAAGGTCTCTCAGTGACGAAAAAACGGCCCACAAAACCACTCAAGACGCTATTGCTGCTGAAAGGGACGCCGCCACTGTTGACGGGCTTGTTGCCGAGTTGCTGAAAGCGGGCCATAAGGACGGCGAAAAGGCGGTCAAGATGAGTGCAGCAGTTATACCCAAAGCCTTAAAGATGTACGACCGCTCTATAGTCGAGCGTGATAAAGAGGGCAATATCAAGAATGCCGATAAGGTGTTTGAGTTTTTCAAGGGCGAGTGGGGCGATTTCTTCGGAGAAGTGACGGTCGAGGGAGTTAGCGTGGGCAAATCTGACGGTAGTGGCGCAGGCGCCAAGTCTTACACGCACGACCAAATAGCAAAGATGACACCGGAAGAAATAAATAAAAATTGGGACTCTGTGAAATCAACGTTGGAGTCAAAGAAATAAAGAGGAGGAAAGATAAATGTCAATTGAAAAATTTATACCAACAATATGGAGCGCGAGGCTCTTAGCGCACTTGGATAATACTTTGGTGGCAAATCGCTTTTTCAACAACGATTGGGAAGGCGAGATTCGTGAGAAAGGCAATACTGTCAAGATTAATCAAATCGGAGATGTTTCGGTTTTTGATTACATCCCTAATCAAGATATGGACCCGCCGGAAACATTAGGCGGAGTGCAACAAGAAATGGTAATTGATTTTGCGAAGGCGTTCAACTTTCAAATCGATGATGTTGATAATGTACAGAGTAACCCTAAGCTCATGGATGCGGCGATGGAGCGCTCAGGTGTTGGGTTGTCCGCAGTGGTTGATGCATGGCTTTTCGATAAGCTAATTGACGGCGCGGCTTCGAGCAATGTGTTATCTGCAACGATTACAACTCCCGATGAGTTGTACGTTGCCCTTACTCGCTTGCGCACTATGCTAACGGTTGCAAATATTCCGATTAGAGGTCGTTTGGCAGCAATGCCGCCAAGTCTCGTTGAGCTTACTTTGCAAGACGATCGCTTCACAAAAACGGGCAGTTCTGACGCTGAAAATCGTCTACAGGACGGTGTTGTGGCAAGAGCCGCCGGCTTTGACATCTTAGAGGTAAACACTATCCCCGGCAACAGCCATATTATCGCAGGACATCCAATTTCTGCCACTGCTGCAACCCAGATCACAAAAACCGAGGCCTATCGCATGGAAAAACGTTTCGCAGATGGCTTAAAAGGTTTGTTTTTGGGCGGTGCGCAGGTTACTCGCCCTAACGGCGTAGCACTAGCGCAAGTTACTCTTGCAACTGGCGCATCAGGGGCATTTGCATTCTCCGCAGCTAAGCTTAGCGAGCCTGACAACAAATCGACTAACGAGTCCGATGACGAACGGCCAAATGAGCCTGGTAGCGAGTCACTTGATAAAGAAGGCTTCGAAGCTATGACTATAGCGCAGCTCCAAGAGTACGCCGCCGAAAACGGCATAGAAATTCCGCCAACAGCCAAGTCCAAAGCCGAAATCTTAAGCGCGGTGAAAGGTAATGAGTAGTTGGAGAAAAGATATTGAAACTATCGCCAAGAACCTAACTGGTAAAAATCATGGCTCTTGGCGAGCCAACTTAAATGCTATCGGTGGTGGCAACAACTGGCGAGGCTCAATCCGAAAATGGGCCGCAGGATACGGTATACCGGCCGCGTGGTGGGGGTCAGACCTTATCCGAATAGCAAAGACTGTTACAGGAGATTGGCCCGCAAATTGGCGTGATGCGCTACGCATGTTAGCAATGTTTGATGTTAGTGGTACACAGACACAATTTTTACTTACCACTTTGCCACAACAATCTGGAGCATTATATAAATGGCTCGATAATGAGGCTTGGGACGATAATCTTTTTTGGGTAGGTGGATGATATGGCAATACGAAAAATCAATAATGGAGATAACGCAGGCGATGTGCGCAAAGCCTTAAACTCTAACTTCAAAGACTTAGACAGTGGCAAGGCAAACAAACCGCGAATACTAGCACCTGACGACTATACTTTCAACCCGAATGGTGTGCTGCAAAAAATGGACGTTTCAAACCAGGCGGGTGTTACCGCGGTCAACCTAAGCGCATGGTCATATGGAGATCCAAGCCAAGCCATGGTGGGCATCGTTAATTCAAGCTTTCCAACTGTTGTAGCACCGTTTCAGCACATGGTTAACGGTATGCCGCGCGCAATCCCAACTAATATCTCTGATATTAACGATATATCCTTTACTGTTTTTACCCCAGATCCCCTAGAGTTCATACTTGCACAGGGCGTTGTGACAGTAGTAGATCAAATAAGGACTGTTGATGGCTTCGATACCTACCGTATTAACGGAACAGCAAGCGCAGAGTTAGCTGGTAGTGATATTAATACGTTTGAATTCTCGATATACATTGGATCTATACCAAATTCTTATAATACAAGTTCCGTGCTACACGTACCCATGCAAGGGATTCCAGTAAATGGGATACACATTAGGCACATTAGCGGCAACGGTTCGTTTGGTGTAGTAGGTCTACGCATCGATGCTAATGCGTCGACAAATACCTTTGTGACTGGAACTCAACACAAGATAGACTTTAAAACTCCACTTGGGCCTAATGATAAGGTAAGTGTTCATCTTGATTTAACAACTACGTTCTCTGATTTTTTACCAGAAAGCGGAATTACTTCTGGTTCATTATCGATTACTCACGCCGTTGACAGGGTTGGACTATTACAAGGGCGCGCTGTTGAGGTTCACGGGATTGCAAATGTTGTGATTGATGTACCTGGAGAGTCGGGTGTCCAACCTATGCATGGTCAAACTAAAACGCTATTGCAGCCAACGGGCATTTTAATTGACAGTGGGTTAACCCAAATGGGAGGTAGCTATGATGTTTACGCCGCCATGGTCAAAACTGTAACGCCGTCAATCAATGTTGTAGAAATTGAAGTTATGAGTAGGGCCGGGTGATTAATATATGAAGCTTAACGAAACAATTCTTGAGGTCGTCCGAGAACTTCGGAATACTTTTGAAGACGAGAAAGCGACAGGTAATTTCACCATCGAGGACGGGTTGATTCGTTTGCCTAATACTTTCAAAAACGGCATGTGGATAGCGATTACTGGCAGCAATTTCAGCGATGGCATCTATATGCTAGCACAGAATAGCGAAATCGCCCCATTTAAACTAACGAACGGCTCGGATGAAGTTTTACCAGTGGAGCAAGGCGAAAGCTTTAATGGGGCGATTTATCACTTGAAATTGCCCCCTGGTTTCGTAAAGCTGGCGGGTGATATAATGTCGTGGGCGAATGACCCTATTAATACTCCCAGCGCGGTTACTAGCGAAAGCGTTGTCGGGTTCCATAGCTGGAGTAAAGCCACGAGGCAGAGTGGGCTGCCCTTAGGCTGGCAGCAAGTTTTTAGTAGCAAATTATCCGCTTTTAATCGGCGCATGTTTTCTACTATTCAAATTTAGAAGGGGGCGCTTATGAGCTTGGAACGCTACTATGAAAAGTATTACCTTCAAGAACTTGTTGAAAAACCCAGTAACCTTCAACCGCCTTTTGAAACTATTAAAAAGTTTTCAGATGGCTGTGAAGTCATAGGCTTTTTCAATCAAACCCAAAGTAGCGAGCGGCCCATAGCGAGCGCAAACCCGGTGAGGACTCAAGGCAGATTCGCAACACATCCGTCGTCTAGTCTTTCGCCTGGTAACGTGTTGAGACGGGCAAGCGATGGGGCTTATATTAGGCTTACGAGCGATTCTCTTATTGCGCCGTCGTTCGCGGTATCTCTGGTGAAAACTTATGAAGCTCACATAGTTAGCAGTGATGAGACGGAGCAATTCGCGCAAAGTGGTGAGAAAAATGAATCAAGTATTTAAGGCGTATTCAGATTTTTGGGGACAGTTCGTTAATCCATCCAAGGGTAAACCCATCAAAACTTTTCCCGAAGGGCTCGCAAATGAGCAAGATGGCGACAAAATAAAAGCACCTAGCTTCCCTTACATCACATATCCAATTATCCGCCCTGGGTTTACACAAAGCGCTATTGGTACAGCGTCAATATGGGATAAGAGCGTAAGCGAGCCGGGGTTTCTGGGGCTTGTAAGTGATGTTTTGGAACAAGTGGCCGAAACCATCCCAGAAGAAGGTATAATCATCAAAACAAGCGATACCGGCGCAATATGGATACAGCGGGGCAGTAATTTTATGAATATCATAGGTGACCCGAGCGACCCGGCTATAGTGCGCGGGGTTGTAAATTTGGTGATTAGGAGCCATGTATTATAAGAGGGGGGAATTATAAATGTCTTTTTCAAAAGTGTGGAAAGACAAGAATACGAAGCCTAAGAAGGCAAAAGATTTAAAAAAAGCTAAGGCGACTGCAGGCGTAAAGAAAAAACCGCAAGTTGACCGTGCAAATACACAAACCGAAGATAGAATGGAGGCGACTCAGTAATGGCAGAAGCAGTTAGAACTTTAGCAGGCGTAACAGCTGATACGTTTAGGCATTTACAAATTGGCGCAGGTGCATTGATTGCTAACTTTGATTACGGAAATATCACAACCCCTGAGGGTTTTAGAGACGCATTTATTGAGGCGATGCGCAACGGACAGTCTTTAGGCGGCACTAACGGTGGGGTTAATATAAACGTAACACCTGAATTTAGGCGTATTGAGATAGACGGAGCGAACATTCCGTTTAAGGGTGACAGCGTGATTGACTCTTGGGAATGCTATATGGAGACGACTCTGAAAGAGTTTACGCCTGCTATTATGCAAGCAGCGTTCCCGACAGGCGAGTTTGCCGAAGTGGGGGACTATATTACAGCCATGCGTATAAGAACAGGCATTGGGCCTGACGACTATATGAAAAATATATGCTGGATAGCCACAACTCAATATGGCTGGGCTATGGTTGCTATGCATAACGCGCTTGGGCGAACCACTGGGGCTATATCAAGTGCTGATAAGAACGAGGGCGACATACCGTATCGTGTTGATGGTCATATTGATGACTTTGAAGCGATAGACTTTGCTCCATGCGAGATTTGGTTTGTAGACCAAAACGGGTTTATTGATAGGTCCGTAGTTACAGGAGAATAGTTCGGGAGGGTTTTATGCGTAAAATAAAAGACCTAAATGGCGATGAGTTTCTGGATTTAGTTTTTGCGCTTTCTCCAGTGTTGCCTTTGATTTTAGACATGGAAATTGTGAAATCACAATTTTTGGGAGCGATAAATGAAAACGTGCGCAAGCAGGCTACTATTCTGCGTAAAGAGACCGCAAAAGAAAAAGGCCGTCAAAAAGAGGACGTTATAGAAGCGGCAACAGTGGCGCTTGTTAACGAGCAGTCAATGATGGCGGTAAGGGACATAACGCTTATCGTGCCTAAGCTTGTATCAAAAGAGTATCGCTCGGCAACCTTTGAAGGGTTAGCGATAATTGAAGGAAAGACAATTGATGAAATAAGGGCTTTGCCTGCGCCACAGTTAGTAGGCCTGGTTCACCAAGTTATAAAGGATATAGACCTAAAAGATTTTTTGCCGTTTGCGGAACAGCCGGAAGCGATCGGGTAATTGTATATTTATCAGAATTACCGAGGGCGTTAAGGGCTATTCCGTTTATTCGGTACGCCACAGCAAAAAGCCGAGAAGATGATTTGTGGCAGAATTATATGGCTGATTGCGCTTGGGCTGCAGGAACAGGGCAGCGGTTTGTTAAGTCGGAGGCTCCGCAAGAAAAGCCAAAGTATAAAGAAACAGTAACCATGCCACGTTTTATTGAGATTAGAAATCCACAATTAATGAGCGCGGGAAAGAAAACAGAGAAAAATGCAAGTGAGCTATTAGATGAGCTTTTGAAGCATTAGCGAGTAGATGAACGGAGGAAAATCTAATGACCGATGAGCAAAGAAAAGAAGTAATGGAAGCGTTGCACGGTTTTGTAATTCGAGTATCAGATGGTAAATACGACAGAATGCCGGCGGAGGTGGAAGCTCTACCGGCGATTGTAGGAATCTTGCTTGGAAACTACTAAAGATCTTTTTTAGCTAACTCAACAAGCGTTTCATGAATTTTCTTCATGAACGCGGCTGTTTCTTCTGCAGTGTTAGTGTACGGAGAGTTTCCTTTGTCCTCTTCTAATTTGGCTTTTGTAATTTCAACAGTCCATTCGAGCAATTGCTTAGTTTTAATGATGGAATTGTCTATCTCCATGATCTTCACCTCCTTTCGAGGTGATTATAACACAAAGTGACAACTTGTTACATAAAACAAAACGAAAAAAGAGAGCGTTAAGCCCTCTTTGTACTAAACCTTAAGATACTGTTTTAATCCTTCTTGTAAAATCTGTGAGAATGGAGCATTAGCCTGTTCTGCTTGATGGTTAAGCCACGCAGGTATTGACAGTGTTTTTTTAACCGACCTTGTATCATGTTGACGGCGATATTCATCTGTATCGGCAGCTATCAGGCTAACAGATGATTCAGGGCTTTCGCATTGACTAGCTATATCTTGTGGGTTTGATGCTGCCGGAATTGGCTCTTCATTATTTTCAGCATCCCATAGCCACATTTCAATGGCATCTTTAGCCATATACAGAGCATCAGGTAAGTTGTCGCCGAAAGTATACAGGCCGGGTAAGTCGGGAACGCTAACGAGTATTTGGCCATCCTCTTGGGTTAAAATTGCGGGGTATGCATATTTCATAATTAGCACCTCCATTTATACATAAAGGCTAGGGCTTTATTTAAGCCCTGCTGCCTTTAGAATGTTATTTGCTGTGCCTTTGGGAATATCTCCCTTGTGGCGAGGAATCGGGATTTTGATACCGGGTTTTTCTGGATGAGTGGCTTGGTCGTGAGCTTTACCGTGTGTAATCTCCCAGCCATTTGATTTAAGAATCTTCTCCAGTTCCCTTTTTGTCATTTTCCCCACCTCCTAACAAGATTATAACACGTAATATTACGTAACGTCAAGAGTTTTTAAAATTTATTACGTACAACCGCCCTAACCAAGGGCGGTTTTGTTATGCATAAAGAGGACTCCGTCAATACATAGAGGCCTCTATTGTATTTACAATTAACTCCAAAATATGTACTTTCTAACAAAGCTACGTCGCAGCTGGGGCAAAGTGCGCCTAAACTGCTGTTTCGGAACTAATACCTAGGCATATTTCGTTCTCATCAAACAGCAGCACAATATGGTAGCCTGTTGCCATCCATTGTTGTATTGTGATTGCTTGACCATCCTCGCCTACTGTTGATGATATAGAGTTTGGATTGCCAACAGCTTGAACAATTTCCGCCAAAGATTTTCCTTGCACAACCCCAAGAGCGGCGAATTTATTACTTAGGCTTTGACCAGGTGCTTTTACAAGTGCACTAATGACCAAGAATAAGACAATACCCCCAATAGTAGTCCACACAAACATCATGTTTCTCATCCTTTCCAATATATATTAATACTATTATAAACTAAAGGTATGTTATTGCCAACTGCTTTTTTATTTAGCCAGTAGACATAATAGACTAATCTAAAAAGTTAACGTGTGGGCAATCTAAATAAGAAAATTTGGAAAAAGTGCTTGACATGAAGGAAATATACACCTCGATTGTCAAAGAACTTTCTATAAGATATGCATCATAACCCCCAAAGCCGCCCTGAGCGGCTTTTTTCATGCAGAGAAGGCGGTGAACGAAATAGAGTTATTTAGTGTATACGGGAAGATAGGGCTGGATGATCGAGACTTTAGCCGCGGTATAGACCAGGCCGAAAATCAAGGCCGAGGCTTTGCCGCATCAATGGGAAAAATGGCTGCTGGGGTTGCCAAGGCTGGCGCTGCTGTCGGTGCGGCTGTCATGGGTATTGGCGTTGCTGCTATAAATGTTGGCGGTCAATTTCAGCAAATGGGTAACTCTATCCAAGCCCAGACAGGCCAAACAGCCGATGATGTTGGAGTTACAAAAATGGCTATCCGAGATCTTGCACTAGAAACGGGCAGATTTTCGGCAGACGAATTGGTCTTAGGTCTTTACGGCGTGTCTAGGGCGGGGCAAACGTCCGAACATCAATTGATGTTAGTTGAGAGAGCGACACGACTTGCAGATTCATCGGGTAATAGCTTTGCGACATCAATATCCAATCTTGACGCTCTAATGGTTAAGTTTGGTAATGAAACGCTTGAAGGTGCGACGAAATTCACAAATATGTTTGCGACCGCGCAAGGTGTAGCGGGTGTTGCAAATGCAAGTTTGCTCGAAGGTTTGCAGCGTGCCGCTGGGATTGTGAACAACGCTGGTCTTGCCTATGACTTTACCGCCGCTGCACTTACTAGGGCATATCAAGGCGGTATGTCTATGCAGGTTGCCGCAACCGGACTTAGCACCATATTTGGAGATATGCTAGACGTTACCTCTAATGTACGCGGTGTTATGGAAGGGTTGGGCGTTGCGATTGTTAGAAATGCTGACGGTTCAATTGATTACCAGCAATCTTTATCAGATTTAATGGAAGTTATGCGAGGTCTTGACTATGACACTCGCGCCGCCACGATTGCGCAAATTGGCTGGACGGGTAGTGCTGCGAACATGTTCAACGTCCTTAAAAACGAGACACAGTATGTTGATGAACTAGCTGCTTCATTCCGCTATGGTATGGAAACAGGAGAAGATTACGAGCGCGTTATGGCCGCTATCGAAGCGCGAACAGGTGGTCTTATTAATCAGTTTGGAGCGTTCCAAGCTGCGGGTAGGGATGTGCTGAAGACTATATTTGAGTTAATCGAGACCCCTTTAGGGGAGTCTTTTAGCAAAGCGGCCGATGAGGCTCGTAATCTTGCTGTTCGCTTACGTGAAGGGGATTTGTACCCTTACGTGAGACAGCTGGCGGATGCAATTACCGATATTGTCAGCCGGGTTACGGATTTCGCAGTTGCGGCGGCTCCCGTAGTCTTACAATGGCTACCGAGGTTAGCGAATGCGGTGACAGGGCTGCTTAACGTAGCCGTGCCTCTTGCTCCGGCTATCATGGGCATTGTGGCAGCTACAAGGCTATACAATGCAGCGGCAAGGAATAAAAAGAGCGTAATTGACCCTACGATTCAAGCTATAAGGTCTTTGACGGGGGCGAAGGTTACGCAAAAATTGGCAACGGAGGCGGCTACGGCGGCTACTGTCGCAAGTGAAAAGGCTACTAAAGCGAAAACACTCGCAGTAAGTCTTGCGGCTAAAGCAGAAACAGCAGCAGGAAAGGCAACAGCGGCAAGGATGACCGCAATTACAATTCAGACTCAAGCAATATCAATGGGCTTGAGCGCAGAGGCTGCAAGAAAGCTTGCCGCAACGGCAACTGCAACGGCTGATACATTGGCAGCAGCAGCAATTAAAGCAAGAAATGATGCAACAAGGGCTCAAACATTATTATCTGGCTTACAAACCAAAGCAGATGTAGCACAAACGGTAGCCGCTACATCAACAGCGGCAGCAAAAGGGCTTGCAACAAAGGCACAATTAGCCCTTAATGCGGCATGGAAAGCCAATCCGATTGGGCTTGTAGTTGCGGGTCTGGCGGGGCTAATAGGTCTTTTAACTACAATAACCACAGCGGGAAGGCGCACAAGCGAATCAGTCAGGGATCTTAGCCAAGAAACTGATAGACTTATTGCTTCTAGCGACAGGCTTAGCGATTCGATACGCAGAAGCGCAGAAGCGCACCAAGATCGCGTAAGAGCTGTCAACTCAGATGCGGACGCAGCTAGAGAAATGTCAAGAATGCTATTCGTTCTGTCAGATGCGGAAGGCAACAGCGCAGCGTCTCGTGAAGAAATGCTTATGCTTACCAGAGGGCTTACAGAGGCGATGCCTGAACTGCTAAATTACATTGATGAAGAAACAGGACTGCTTACGCTATCTGCGGAAGCAATGGAACGGCGCATAGAAGCTATGGCAAAGCAGACTATGGTTGATGAAATGCAAGCACGAGGCATAGAAATTCTGAGGGAGAAGGCTAGTGCTAATATAGAATTGAGTATGCTAGAGGCTCAGCGATTAGAGCTTGAGGCTAAACATCAAGAACTTGTGCGCAGTGGAGCTTGGGATGTGCAGTTATCTGGAGCTTCTGCATATCAACGTCAAATAGCAGAACTAAATCCAAAAATACAAGAGCAAGCCGATAATCTGGCAAATGCAAATGAAGCGTGGGAAAGGCTAAGTGAGTTCATCGCTGCCAATGTTAGAGCTCATAACACTCTTTTGAATGCAATGGAGCGAGCGGCTGCACAGGGAGCCGCCGCGACTTCACAGTTAAATATCCAAGGAACGGCATTAGGGGATCTTACTCGCGCAGCTGTTCGACTATCAACAGCGCAGAGAGATCAGGAAGCAATCGGACGACTCAGCATTCAGACGATTAACGAATTAACGGAAGCTGGGTTCGAACAAACATTACAGCTGAATCAAGAAACAGGTTCAGTTACGCTAAACGAAGAGGCTTACATCTACCTTGTTAAAGCTAAAATAAATGAACAGATAGTATCAGCTCAGACCCGAAGGGGTGAGCTGATAAATGCCCTTAACAGCGAGAGACACGAGGTTTTAGGTACAGCGCAGGCATATATAGTATTAGCTGCAAGCAGGGCGGCGGAAGCAGCGTCTGCTGCAGCAGAAGTAGCATCAATTAATAATACTATTGCCGATTTTGAAAGATTAAAAAGTAGCATTAGCCAAACAACGAATGAAATACGAAATTCGGCAGGCGCGTCTGGGGCCGCATCTGGTGCTGCAAGTCGTGCATCAGTAAACGCCGCGGCAGAAGCCTTTACACAAATTACAGACTATATCGGACGCCGTAGGCATTTTGAAGAAATCACGGCTGCCGAGATTGTAGAAATTTGGGAGAAGTCGCTTGATAATTTTGCTGAGGGGACAGAAGAAAGAGACCGTGCAGAACGAGAGCTATTCACAGCTCGTAGAAATCTTGAGAGCGAATTGTATGATTTACGGCGTGAAAATTTCCGCAATGAAATACATATGATTGACCAACGTCGTGAACACTTTGGCTTGTCAATTAATGATGAGATAGCGTTATTGTATGATTTGCGAAATACCTATGCGGATAACGCTGTTAAAATAGAAGAAATTGACCGCGCGAGGCTTGCAGCCTATACTCGTATGACAGATGCACAGGTTAATGCTTTGAATCGTATGGAAGCTGCCGAAGAAAGATTCCAACAGCAACTGGAACGCACAACGCAATCTATTTTTAACCAGTTCCGGCTTTTCCCGCAACTAGCCACCACTGAAGAACAACGTGCGGCGACTGCTGAATCAGCTCGACAGCGTGTAATTGACATCGAAGAACGCCTTCAAGCGGTGCGCGAAAGCACCAGCGAAGATTTTGAACGTTTAGCAAGTGAAGAAACACGCTTGCTGCAAGAGCAGTCTGCAGCTCGCGAAGCACTTCGCGAGGCTGAAATAGCTGCTTCTAAGACGCAGGCGCAATTGTTGATTGAAAACGCAAGAGTTCAGCTTGAAGAAGCACGCAACTTTTCTTATAACTTAATTGCCCTTGCCGCGCGTGGTATTGATGAAACAATGCTAGCCAGTAAAACCCAAGAGCAAATAGCTATCATGGCAAACATGACCGATAGCGAGCTAAAAGAGTTTGCAGCTATTTGGGATGAAGGTTTTGCTTTGGCTAGAGAAATGGCTATTAGGGAGCTGCAAGGTATGCGCGAAGAAGTTGACGCAGAGATTCAAGAGTTGTACGAAGAACTTAATGCTTTGGTTTCGCAGGAATCCCCGAAGGTGGGCGACAACATGATACAAAGCATTATTGATAAAGTGTTGTTAAGGGCAGACGATTTGTCCGAGGCGCTAAGCTCTACTGTGAGCAATGCAATGTCGCGAGCCAATGGTATACTAGGCAGCTTTTCGCCACAAGGATTTAGTATAGCGGGTGATGTTGGAGCATTCAGCAATTATGCCTCAGCAATGCCATACGCTGCGCCGGCAGCACAATCTTCGCAGTCTATAACCTACAGTGCGCCTATACATGTGCACATAGGCACGGTAAATGCAAGTAATCCTAATGACGTGCAAGCACTATCAGAATCATTAGGGTTTTATGCTAATCAAAAATTAAAGGGGTTGGGGCAATAAATGAATCAAGCACGATTTAATAATATTTACTCACACAAGCCCTATCTTGATGTATTTCCTAACCTTAAAGACGCGCATAATTTTTGGTTCAACGGGCGTTCATTGCACGACTTTGACGCGATAGTGACGAAACCACCGCCGATAGATTTTGCTTATGAGCACCACGAATCATTTACTATACCGGGCAGAGATGGTACATTGCACGAAGCAAGGCCGAGTTATCGAAGTCGGCCGAAGCCTGCCGAATGTGTGTTATTCACGCAAAAATATTTAAGCGAATTAGCCGGCTGGCTGCGTGGTAGTGGTAATGTTATTTTTAGCACAGAACGAAATTTTAGCTACCGCGCTATAGTCCGTTCACCGATACCGCTCGAATGGGTCTTTAATAACGGTTTCCGTTCGTTTTTGGTACAGTTTGAAGTGCAACCCTTTAAGTATTCAAACAATCCTGAAAATGACTTTTTGAGTACTACAGAGCATATTAACTTTTTCGGCAAAGGAAGTCGTACAGCTGAACCAGTTATAACTATTTTCGGTACCGGTAATATAACGTTGACCATAAACGGCAGTCCCATTCAGCTTATTGGTGTTTCAGGGCATATAACTTTGAACTCTGAAATCATGGACGCTTATAGCGGTAACACAAACTTAAATAACCGCATGACAGGCGCTTTCCCTATTTTACGGAGTAACGGGGAAATGAATACGATTAGCTGGACTGGAAATGTTCAGCGAGTAGAAATAATTCCTAATTGGAGGTGGTACTAATGGCAGAATCAGTTTCAAGGTTTACATTAAACGTCGACCACGATATACCGAACATTATAAGTAGCAAGCAATTTGACGTAAATAGCCGAATTTTAGAGATTACGCTTATTAACGGCAACGGAACACCAGTACAGCTAAATGGCACTGCTGTGCGCATAAACGCGCTTAAATGGGATTCTACCAGCGTGTTTAATGAATGCGAAATAGTAAACGCGGCAAATGGCATAATAAGGGTCACACTAACCGACCAACTGCTATCTGGACGCGCACCGCTTGGGCAGGGCGGGAGAGATGAAGTTATCATAGCCGATATCTCTATCCACTCAGAGGGCGAAAGCAGAATTTTGACATCAAGGCTTTTTGAGATTCGCGCACAAGTAACGGTTCGCGATGATGTGGCCATTGAATCGTCTAACGAGTTTGGTGCGGTAGTTCTTCTTTTTCAAGACGTTTGGGACTTGCGAGAGACTATAAGGCAGTTACGTGAAATGTTCGGCAATCTTGACGATGACCACATGGTAGACGGACCACCGCCTATAAGCTTTTCTAGTGCGCTTAATCGAACAATTCATTGGTTGCATGAAAATTCAGCGGCTGAGATTGTAGATGATGTGCGCGAGGTTTTAAGGAGAATAGGTGACACTGATGTCGCCGGCGGAGCAAATGCGCAACTGGTTACTCTACTGAATCTACTGCGAACGGGTATGGGCGCTAGACTCAATGTAACTATACAACGCGGCACCCAAGCGGGCTTAACAGGATTACCTACTGGAGCTACTGCAAACATTACAGTGCCAATGGCTAACGTAGGCTCGGCTAGGACTTGGATTATTCTGCAAGCAGCACGAAGTAATCCACCCTCACAGGGTATTGCAGCAAGCGGTGTCGAGTTGGTAAGCGTTTTTGCTTCGTCATTCGTTGTGCAAGTAGCTATCTCAGGCGGTGCTAGTCAATCGTTTTCATGGCAAGCCATTACATATAATTAAGGGGGAGTGCACGCATGGATCGATATGCTCAAATAAAAGATGGCGTAGTTGTTAGTACTCTTGAGACCTCTGGAGAGGTTGATTTCCCAAACATGTTTAAACTATGTCCTGAAACTCAATCACATGTAGGTATAGACTGGCGATATGTAAACGGTGAATGGTTAGAGCCTTTGCCACCTGATATAACAATTGGCAACTCTATACCCATTGACCAAGCTAGAGGCTTAATCTCGGCTAAAGCATTCGGGATTGAGCTAACAATAGAGCAAGAAGCAGCTGCGCAAGCGGCAATCATACAATCGGCAGGAATACAAGCAGAACCTAACCCTGATCCGGGCAAGCCGGAAAGGCCGTGGAGAGCGGGCGCGTTTGTAGCTGTTGGTTCAATACGCATGTTCAACGATACAGAGTTTATATGTCGACAAGCTCACGTAACTCAAGCTGACTGGACTCCTGATATAACCCCTGCACTTTGGACGGTGCATAGGTGTTCGGCAAAACCAGGTGATGTTCTACCGTGGATAGAGTGGGAGACAGTAGCAGCTGATGATGAGCGAAGCTATGACGGCGAAGTCTATGTCTGCATCACAGGCCACACCACACAACCGGGTTGGGAGCCGCCGAGGGTTCCGTCCTTATGGAGAGCGCAATGATAACTATATATTCACCGACCGAGACTAATTTTAGTCATAATGGGCTTGGGGTAATCGTGGCTATGGAAGCGGTTGTGGTCGAAGAACTCAATGGAATGTATGAGCTTTCTGCTACTATTCCAGTGGATGCGAACCAAAACAAGTTAGAGCATATAGCCAATAATTACATATTGCGCGCTCCTACGCCACGCGGGAATCAGTTTTTCAGGATATACGATGTTAGAGACACTATTAATAACCAAATAAGGATAAGTGCGGAGCATATCTTTTATGACTTGCGGAGAACGTTAATAGATGACGTTTCAGGCGATTTAACAGCCGGCGAGGCAATTAGCCAGTTTGTGTCAGCAGCAATCCCGCAATTAAGCTTTACCACAAGTAGTATCGGTATAAATGGTGTGTTTGAGATTGAGGCAATCAATGTTAACCCTGTTGAAGCATTGCTAGGCAGTGACGGACTTGCTACCCTTGTAGAAGGCGAGCTATTGCGAGACAAGTTCAATATCACCCTACGGCCTAATATCGGCAGTGATAGGGGCTTTACTGTAAGATATCGAAAGAATTTATCCGGGCTTGATATCCAGTTTTATTCACGGGATATAATCACTCGTATCAAGCCTTACGGGATATACAGGGATAGGCGCAGGGAAGACGAGAGCAGAAATATCTATTTACCGGGAGTTTTTGTTAATAGTCAGCGTATTAACGATTATTTTAGACCATTTATTAAGGCTCTGCCGTTTAGTGATATTATAGTCGATGCTCAATGGTTCCAGCTTAGAGACGAGCAGGGCCCTTTTTGGTGGTTTGACGAGCTAGGCACAAATAGATTACTTGAAGAAGCACAAGAAGAGCTTAGGAAAAGGGCAGACGAGTTTTTTGCTGCCGGGAACGACCTGCCGACTGTTAATGTTAAGGTCGATTTTATAATGTTGCGCGACACAATAGAGTACGAACAGTTTGCAGCTCTGGAAACTGTTTATTTAGGCGATACGATAACGGTAATTCATCCAGAGTTAGGCATTGATTTAAAGGCAAAATGTATAAAAATAAGATACGATGCACTCAAGGGGCGGTATATAAACGCCGAGCTTGGCAATTTCAGGGATGATTTTGCCACTTCAACGGCTCTGTCCGTATCCGGGCTAGGCAATACGATTAATCGCATTGCAAGGCATCAAGTAAACGAGGGTGACCCTAATCTTTAAGTTAGGCTCATAAACACAATTTAATTAACAATTAGGCCGCTGGTAGCAGCTTTTTTGATAAAAAAATTCAGGGGGTAATAAAATGATTAATCAAACACAAGAACACGACATGAGAAGCAATCCAAGTGATAAGCTGTGGGCTTATTTAGACAGTGGGGATATGCTCAAAGTAATCGTTGAAAACAGACCATGGGAAGATGTAACGTCTAGGAGTCTCTTGAGATTCAGACCTAGAATGGTTGAAGTTTGCCGTGAAAGATTCCCCGGCATTAGCACCGACCAAAACGCAAATGCATTTGTTGAAGGAAGAGAGTTCAAAGACTTAATTGTCAATGAAGAGATTCCAAGCAACTTGCCAGCAGTACTTAGAGACCTTGCAATTGCAGCAAGAGAAGCCGCAGAAGCTAATCCTTTAGCTTAGTATCACCTATAGCCCCTAGCATAATGCTAGGGGCTATTTTTTGAAAGGGGAAAGTAAATGGAAATGATTAAGCAGATTCTTATTGGCGCGATCCTCACAGAGACTTTAGTAGAGTATATCGGCATGGTATTTGATAAGTGCGTTTACTTGACACATCTCAAATGTTCACTATCGCTACTAATTGGCGTTATAGTGGCTTTTAGCTTTGGGCTTGACATTATCCCATTTTTAGGACTACAGACGCATATACCGCACATTGGGGTGGTCATGACAGGTATTCTAATGTCAAGAGGCTCTAACTATCTAGCAGACTTTTTAAAAAATAAGGTGAAAAAATGGTGAGAAAATTTATAGCTGCTTTTTTGGCTCTGACGATATACATATCAGGTGGAATTTACTACACCGCACAAGCTGAATCTAAATACGAATATAATACTGCCAAAATCAGTCGAGACGTGACAGATGAAGAGCGTCAACTATTATATGATATAGGATGGGCTGAAGCTCGTGGAGAGGGCAAGAAGGGCATTATTTTAGTTATTAATGTTATCTTTAATCGACGAGATTGTCCCAGCTTTCCAGACACAATACATGGAGTAATCTTCGATAGGCAACACGGCGTACAATTCAGTCCAACAGTTAATGGTTCGCTTGCGAGAGCTACGCCATGTCAATACATAAAAGACGCAGTGCAGATGGCCCTAGATGGAGCAGATTACTCCCAAGGGGCTACCTTTTTTAGAACTGTAACCGGGGCAGAGGGTAGCTGGCATGAGAGGGCTTTGAAAAGAATATTTACTTACGGCAATCATCATTTTTATGTTTTAAGATAGGAGGCAGACTGTGAGCGTAGGGATAAACAGCCGAGCATTGGGAGACCTACATCCGGCGTTGGAGCGAGGGGCGCGTGAGCTCATGAGGCGCATGGCTGCTGCGGGATTTCCGCATGTTGGGGTATCAAGTACGTACCGTGATAATGTGCATCAGGACTGGCTCTTTGCACAGGGGCGGACTCGCCCCGGTAATATCGTGACAAATGCAAGAGAGGGGCAGTCAATACATAATTATCGGTTGGCCTTTGATATTTTCCAAAACATCAGGGGTCAGGAATGGAATAACCCTAGATTTTTCGAGACTGCCGGGCGCATTTGGCAGGAAATGGGCGGCGAGTGGGGCGGGAGCTGGACAGGATTCCCGGATCGAGTACACATGCAATATACAGGTGGACTTACACTACGGGATTTGCAAAGAGGGTATAGACTTCCTGAGCACGCAAGAATGCCGTGGGAGCTTGAAAAAGCAGAAATAGAAGAAAAGGAAGAGGTGAAGGAAGTGAGATTCAACACAGTTGAAGAATTGCCTGATTGGGCAGTGGAAACCGTTGAGAAGTTAATTAAGAACGGTCATTTGAAAGGCAAAGGCGGCAACTTGAACCTGTCTATGGATATGCTGAGGTTATTGGTGATAAACGATAGAGCCGGGCTATATTGCTAAGAATTGTTGGAGCGGGTGGCTATATGTATTATGATGTGCTATATGCGGTTGTGTTGAGATACTTAGGACAAAACGCAGCGATTTTGTTAGGTGCGGCAGTTGCAGCCTTTTTTGTTTGGTACAGATTCAGAAAATTAGAAAAGCAAGCAGCTCATAGACAAGAAGATACTAAAATGTTTTTTAAATGCCTGCGTGGCTGCCTTGAGGGATTAGTGCAAGTTGGGGCTAACGGTGAGGTCAAGGATACATTAAAAGACCTCAATGCTTACATGGACAAAAAAGCGTCAGGACAACCGCCGGGCGATAGGTGATAAAGAATATTGTCGAACAGGCAAGGACTTTGGCTCTTGACCCCTTTTTGTTGCGATGCTATAATTAGATTAAGCCAGCTATAAAAAGCAATTTGAAATGTTTATTATTTCTCGTAGCTTCTCTCACCTGTATTTTCCTTGAAATGAGTGCTGCGTTAATTTCCGTATTGAGTTCTAGCTTTACAAATCTCAGTAAATAGGGCACAATAAAAGCTTCATGTATAGAATCGTGAAATTGTGCATATAATATTAATATGAGCGACCGCCCCAAAGAAGCTTACCCTTTTTGTTAGAATTAGGGTGGAGCAACAGAGGGGCGGTCGCTCTCTTTATGACAGTAAATGAAGGCTAACCGGTAATACATAAACGAGCAATACTGCAAAAGCTGTTTTTCCTGTGATATGTAATAACATTTTGAAGATTGATGAGGCCGTGTCCGCATAAACAAACTTTTGAATGGCAGTGTCGTTACCCTTATACCGGTAGAAGAATCCAACGAATGTAAAAGCAAATACTGGAATAATACCCGGCAGCAGCGCATCGTTTATCCACTCGCGAGTAAGGCTGAAGTTGTTTACATTAGCCAATAATACAAAAGAGATGATACCGCCTAAGCAAATCAAAGTCTCTATAATTCCAATTAAAGTCTTTAAAATCTTTTCGGCAGATATATTCTTGTCATTCCCTGTGAAGTCTTCGCTTGCAAAAAGAAGATCATTATTTTTTGCAATGACATCTTCAAGCTTTTGCTTTAAGTCCGCATTTTCAGCCAGCAGCTCTTTTGAGAGTGAATAGCTTTCTGCAACTTCATTTTCTATTTGCAATTTAGTTTCTTCAGTTTCGCTCTTTGCATTTTCGACGAGAGTGCTAATAAATTCCAAGTCGCTGGCAGAATCATTGTCACTTGCCGAATATTGACCATAGATATCTTGAAATAGTTTTTGATTTCTGAAAATCTGCCCCAAAAGCTGGCCCTCATCTGGTTTGCTCTCGAAATAACCATTTAAATCTTTGTGGAATTTTTGTAAATGGTCATATTCTAAATAATTAGATGCATTAAATATTGAAAGGAAAAGTTTAATTGAGGCATTACCACCGGCCTGTGGGTTGCTCATATATAGTGAGTTTGTTAGTTGGACTTCATTCATACATTCAGGTATTGATGAGCTTTCATGCCTGTGCATACTGCTGTTTACCGAATGGAGAATATTATCGCACGTCAGGAAGAGGTGTTCGCATTTCTCCAGTTTATATTTCTTACCCTTTCTTTTTTTATTGATATATGCTATAATTTGGGCATCTAAAATTGACTTTTTTTCTATTGCATGTTCTATTTTTTCTCTTTTGCTAAGGTCTTTGATATTGCTTGTATTTTCTTTTTTCTTTTTTCTCTCCACAATCATATTTTTAACTTCTTCGTCATAATGGGTGCTGGATCCTATCCCGTTTCGGTGTATGTTAATATGTTCATTTGTTATATGCTTTTCCAAATCCTCAACAAAATCATGAGCGTCTGTTATTGACATTTTACGTCTGAAAAAGGCCCCTTCAATACCATCTAGCTCATAAAGGCGTGAACTATGCATTTTAAGTAAAGTATCCCGATTTGAAGAGAACCTCGTGGTATGCTTGCTGAGCGTAGTTCTAACCTCACTAACAGTCTCAATAAGCACAGCAACTTCAATGCCATGTGATTTAAACAAATCCATTAGCTCTCTTGATGTTGTAGTAAAATGACGAGCCTGCATATCCAATGTACGCAATAGGAAATTTGAATCTACATATACCGTGAGATTTTTGATTTTTGGAGAAATATCTGTTTGCCCTTTTTTTATAAATTGACGAAGCAAGTATCCGAAGAAGATATTTTTAAAGGTTGAATAGCTTTGATCATCATAGGTTGAAATATGTGAGATATAATTAGCGACCTTGCGAAATGTATCGTCTATTGGTTGCTGGTGCCTCAGCTCGAAATCCAATGCGCTAACATCGATATCGGTTTGATAAATTTGAATAAAAGAGCATACTAATTCAATTATTTCATCATCCGAATCCGACAATGAGTAGTGATCCCTGTATTTAGCGACGAATTGATTAACATCCCTGTTGAATTTCTGAATCTCGTTGTTATATGTATTGGTTTCACGAGCAAAATTCCCAACAAGTCTTATATATTGCCAGTTATCATAGTCTGTTATTCTATTCTCACGTTTAAGCCTTTTTAACAATGTCTTAAGCGTATTTAAGGGAATATCAATGTCACAATTATTGAGCACTTCATCTTTGATCTGACTTAGATACATATACTCCGTACCAATAGATGCGATGCCAAATTCAACGAAAGGAATCAAGCAATCTAGAATGTTTCTTCCGCTATCACTAAAAGCCTTTAAAATGCTGAAATTGCTCAAAGTGTTTGATTCCATAATTTCTCCTTATCATCATTAGGTCACTAAGTTTATCTTACAATTCTACCAAATTAGACATAAAGTTGCAAGACTAACAATTCCTTTTGTTGGTTTTATAATAACTCCGTATATTAAATATGAATTGGACGTAAAGTATATAAATCTCGATACTTTATTTGATTTGGGGCGGTTCATGTGGCAAAAATCTCTGTTTGTGTTTATACGGTATATATCGGCGAGGATTTTAATTTGCAACGAATCCCAGCAAGTCCAATGCAAGTGGCTAAGTATAGAGTTATCCCACTCCGGATACTGACCAGAGCAGAGGAAACGATCACTATCGACCGCAAAACGGACATTCGCCGTTAA